CTTCCTGAAAGTCTGCATCATGTTGATTGATGTAGGCATCGGTTGCCTTCCCAAGCCTATCGTCCTCACACATAACGCTGATAACTTCTCCGATGTCGGATGGAACAGAGTATATGTGTTGGAATATAGCATAGCCATCACCGGATGATACTGATGCAGTGGTGGTTTTTCCTAGGTAGGCACTAGTAAGGGTTATGGAAATTGAGGTAGATGCTGTGATGGTACTGTAGGCAGCATCGTCTCTTTTGACTATAAACATACCTGCAAACTTATTGGCAGTTGCAGTCCAAGCAGCACTTACGGTTGTTGCTGCAGTGACATCGGTTGCACCCTGTTCAAAGTGTGCACCACCAGTATCGACAAATTGTTTGGTAACTACCGAACCATCAGTCTCTAGGTCCTGCCATGGGTGGGCCTTAATAAGATCGTCATACGCTCTTTGAATAGCAGAAGTATACGTGCTAGGAGCAAAACCCGGAACCATACCCATTAAGTCTTGTCTCATTACTGCAAGGGTATTGTACATGGTAGTCTCCTATTCGTATTGTATGCTAAGAAGGTTCTTTGCTGTCAGTGTATGCACATACAAGTCACCTGCATGGTTCACCAAACATTCTACCCATCTCTGGTTTGCCCCGGCAGATACCTGTAACTGAAATACGATACTGGCCTCTGCACTATTGTCCTTGGTAGACAGTATGAGAGTACCATCTGCAGTGTATGTCATAACAACCCTACTAATGACACCACCATCATTACGGTGGGCCCACGTCTCTCCTGCAGTTACACGTGTTGCCCTAACCCTTGGAAAGTTTTTGCTGTTATACATTTGTTGGTAAGCCATTAAGTGTCTCCCTCAAGAACCAAGTCTCAACCTCCCAAGAAACTGGGGGAGGTGGAGTTGGCTCCGTGATTGCAAGTTTGTTGTCACAGGCTGTGAGCACACCATTTAAAAATGCAAGCATGAACATTTCCTGTCTCTCGTCTAACATACCCTGCTCTGGTAACTGTATGAGTGGTAGGATGGTGTTGAATAACGTAAGCACTAAGTTAACATCGTCCGGGTCCAACTCCTTACAAGTCATGAGCAAGTCTGTAACCATTTTGTTTGCTAGTTCTGCATTGATGATACGCTCCTCGATGATCTGCTTGTTGAGTAGTGCATACACCCGGAACGTTGGCAGTAACTCGGGGTTCTTTGCTAGAATTTGAGTCATAGCCACACCCGTTGCAGATTGGATAACAGCAGCTATCGTCTCGTCACTGGGTGGTTCACATGCGAACATCGGTACACAAAGTACCAGTGCCAGTAGTACTGGCAGTATCTTTCTTAACATATTACCTCCAAAAGTATGGTGCCACCAGAGCAGCAGTGGTTGTCGTTGCTGCCCAGATGGAACCAAGTACTGTGATTATCCCCTTTGACTTAGATATGGTTCTCTCGTGAGACTCTATATCCTCTTCAATCTCCTTAAACCTACCATGGCAGAATACTCTCTGCTCCCTAAAGCTACCCTCAACACACTGGATAGCGTCCATGGTTGCCTTGTGATTAGCCTTCATCAGTTGTTCGAGTCCGTCTAAGTCCATCGGTCACCCCCTTATGTTGGAGTGGCAATGGTAAGAAGATACACATTGGCCTTAAACTTGTCGCTTGCCACACTCAATACACCCTTGACATACCCATCTGCAGCAATTGGTATTGCTTTAACAGTTCCGATTGCAGTAAGGTTGGTGCTAGCTACGGTATCTGTTGCACTAACTCCTGCAAAAGTAACCATTGTGGTTGGTGCAGAGTTGCGTATAAGCAGTGTACTGGAAACGGTATGTGCAACCGTAACGTCAACCATACATGCGAGTAGGGTAAACGCTGCCGTAAAGATAGTTGTGAATGCAGTGGTAATCTCACCACCTGCAGTGGTGGTTATAGAATATCCTCTCCACACCCCTACTTCCCCGGCTAACTTTGTCAACGTAACAGCAGCAGATGCTATCTTGTCTGAGGTTACGCTTTGATCTCTTATTGCAGCAGTGTTAATTGCAGATGCTCGGAAGTCTCCGGCAACCACATCAACATCAGCAAGCAATTCTTTAATTGAACCAGTGCTCATAGTATCTCCTTTCCTATGTAGGTGTTTCGATAGTTAGGAAATACAGATTACCAACGAGTTCGTTGCTACCTGTACTCAGTAGGGTTCTAATGGAACCACCTGCAGCAATGGTGATAGCCTTCACGGTACCAACTGCAGTGAGGTTCTGTGTGGTCAGGGTAGCAATTGCAGAACCCTTTGCAAACACAACCAAGCCAGTACCTGCAGTGTTCTCGATGGTAACAGAAGTTGCAGCAGATACAGCAGTTGTTATGTCACAGATTGCACCCAGTAACGTTACGGCTGCAGTGTAGATGGTTCTATTTGCAGTGGTAAGTGCACCACCACCAACGGTAGTGAAGTGAAATCCTCTCCAAACTCCTACCTCACCTGCCAGTTTTGTTAACGTAACTGATGCTGATGCTATCTTTGCAGTTGTCACGTTCTGATCTCTGATTGCAGCAGTGTTGACAGCAGATGCCCTAATATCACCTGCTACCACATCAACATCGGCTACCAATTCTTTTATTCCACCTGTACTCATAGTTCTCTCCTTGGTAGTTAGGGGGTACCCTATTGTACCCCCTTGATGTTAATGTTACAGATCAAGATCAACCATGCAGCGTACTGCACCTGCAGCAGCAGACTGTACTGCCTTACCAACAACTTGAACGTTAACGGTAGCAGTCGCAATTACACCAACCGTACCTGCAGCAGAACCATTTATCAACTGAGCACCCGGAGCAATGGCACCTGCGTCCTTCTCACAAAGGAAGATACCCTTTTTACCGAGCCATACATACGAATTGATGGAGCCAGTGCACAGTGCAACTCCAACGGTGGAGTTAGATGCAGCAGACAGGATTGTAGCGATAACGCCAGTATACTTATTGGGAATGAGTGAGCAGATACTTAAAGAAGTAAGTGCCACTTCCAGTCCGTCTTTCAGATAAACCTGCAGATCAGCACTGGCTGCACAGGACCTGTGATAGTCTACCATGTAGGAATAACCAGCACCTGCACCAGAGATTACACAGAAGAACCCATCCTGATACAAGTCTGCAGCAGCAGCCGTTGCACCAAGAGTAATCGTTACCTGCTTTGCACCAACAGATGCAGTACCAACATGAGAACACGCCTGATGGAGAGCTACTGCAGCAATGGTCTGAAGAACATCTCCTGCTGAAACGGCAGCAGCCCCTACTTTAGCGTACACGATCTGACGACCTGCAGCCAAGTCTCTGATTGTTCCAAGCGTAGTCTGTGCAGCAGTTTTGTTGATTCTCATTCCCTGCACAATTACTTTACCTACCCCACCCTCATAACTGTTTACACGATCTGTACTCATAACTAATACCTCCTTCGGTATGGCACCTCCACTCTCATTGGCTTGAAAGTAGGAGTATTAAGGTGGGCACCACCATGGTACCCACCGATTGGTTTATGTTAAGGACTGAATTTGTCCTTCGTACCTAGGTGCTGTGCAGATGATATTACCCATCCAGTAGAAACGACCAGACTTAGCGTCCTCGTCCAGATGAGGCATGAAATCCTGCCACGCCATGTTACGATCCTTATGAACCACCAACTCCATGAACTCGGTATTGAAGAAGAAGGCAAGACCAGTTTCCATGTCGTCTTCAACAATTACGATGGCATCGTTAAACTCAACACCGGAGAACCCTAGGGCCCTGATGTCGGAGTGTGCAGTGTTCTGTGCATAACGTTGCTGAGGAGTCATCTTGCCCCAGATGCTGTTGTATACAGCCTGAGTCGTGATGATCATATCAGGATGTTGATTGTTCTTGGAACACTGACCGTACATGCTCTGGAAGATCGTGTTACTGTATGCTCCACCAGTTGCGTCCAGTTGTCCCTTGGCCCACGTATCAGTCGCACGAGTAAGCGTACCGTACGTTGCGTAGTTGGTACCATCATCACAAATACGTTTGATACCGTCAACGTTGTCACCCTCTCCACCAGTCCGGAGGGTATCGTTAAGAATCTGACTGATAGTTTCCTGAGCGTTGTTCATTTTATCCTGTACGTAGTTACGAATTTTGTTCGTACCCATCGTGACAGCCTCAGTCCAACCATCAATAGTTACGTCCACATAGGCCATTTTCCAATCGTGAATAAATTCCTTCACGGTCTCTTTCTGTGCCGTACTGAACTTAGCACCCCTCTTGTACATACCACCCGGGAGGTGAGCGAACCTAGCAGCAGTTCGGATGTTCTCTCCACTGTCTGCAACGTACTTGCCCATGCCTTCAATTCTTGCGAGCAGAGCATTGTTAACTATGATCTGTGACTCAACGTCAGGGAGAACCTCGTCTCTTACGAACGCATCAATTTCTTCAATATTACTTTTACTCATGGTAGTTAACCCCTTTCAAGGGGACTATTGTTTTGTGTCCCCACGTTTAACAACTCTTCGAACGACTCGTCCTTGGGGTAGACTATCATTAACAACCTTAATGTTCTTCTCTTTCTCCACGGCAAGTTTAGCCTCTACTCTCTGGTTGACCTCATGCTCGATTAGCTCTTCCTTATACGCACCCTGTATAGCTTTCTTGACCTGACCTATTCCTTCTTTCTTGGCAAAGTCAATTACCTTCTTGGGGTTAATCTTAAAAGGATAGTCACCAACCTGTATTTCTTCCATGAGTTCCAGTAACACTTCCTGACCAATAGCGATCTCATTCTTGAGTTCCTGTTTGCCAGTTTCAAAATCCTGCCTGATAGTTTCGATGTCTCTCTTCACTCTTTTTCCTCCGGCATCTATTTCTAGATCACCATCATCGTCATCGTCCACTACAGGAGTAGTGCTACGGTTGTCCTTGTGTAAATTACCATTGCCACCATTGGCGATCTGTTGAGCATACTCGTTGAACTTATTGAGTGAGTCCTTGTTCCTGTCATACCAGTTATCCCACTGCTTTCCACGCTCAATAGTGTCTGCCATCTCCTTCTCCTTGTCCTTGATGGCCTGAGTTTTCTTGGTGTAGTCAGCTTGGAATCCCTTTACCTGCTCACGAATCTCCTCCGATAAAGCATTTACATCAACCTTTGAGAGGTCAAACTTACCTTCACCAGTATCCGGTCCCCCGGGTTGGTTAGGTTTTGAAGTGGTTGTTGCTGTAGTCATTGCCATTCTCCTTCGACTTGTTGCAGAGTGCCTTGGCTTGTTCTGCAGTGTCATAAGATTTTTCAAGAACGTACTACTTAATGGGCTTTGTTGTCCTGCCACTTAGCAGGGACTCCACCAATTATTTTGCACATCCGATGTGCTTTATATTTACTTCTGTTTGTCAATGTCGCTCATGATAGAATCCAGTTCATTGATAATAGCCTTGCTCTTAGCTACACCTGCAGCAGCATTATCATCTCCTCCTTTGGGTTCGGGTTTTATATCTGGCATCAATGGTGCCTCTTCAATATTAGTGGAAACATTGTTAGAGCCACTACTAACTACTGGTTGCGTAAACCCCTCAGGGTTTTGTGCAGGTGCAGACTGTGCTATTCCACTTCCCTCTCCTGCCAAGTTACTGGTATCAGCAGTTGTTGGAGTGGTGTCACGCTTTGCCTTTGCAGCCTGTGCTGCCTCATGTGCCTTACGGTATCTCTCCGGTATTGCTTGTTCAGTTGGTACTTTTGCTCTCTTTGCTGCCTTTCCAGTTCCTGCACTACCTGTCATGTTCGTGTATGTACCCATGCTATTCTCCTATTGAACTATTCCTTGTCCCTTTTCCATTGACTCTCTCTGTCCCTGTGCAGCGTGTGGGCTGCGTGGACTAACTGGTGAGCCGGGAGCACTTCCACCCTTGGCATCACTGTTACCACTGGACTCTACCTTTGCCTTATTCTGCATAGCCATCATAGCTATCATTTCCTGTTTCTCCATATCTTCCTTCTGCATCACCCTACCAAGTATCTCAGTTCTGTTGGGTAGGTCTATCATGTCGAGCACTGCCTCTCTATCGATGAGAGGTTTGGGCTGTGCCTGATATAGCTGCATAGCCAACATGGACTCCTGCCACTTGTTGAGTGACATTGAACTTCCGGGTCTGATCTTGAATAAGAAATTCTGGAATGCAGTCTTTGGGTTCTTTAGTAACTTCTGTGCCTCTTTGTCCTCACCCTTAAGAACCTTACTGATCATGCTAAACGACTCATAGTACTTGTCGTCTCTCAGTCTCCACAGGTTCCTATCACTGGGCTCAAACTGGAAGATACGTGCTATCAGTTTCTGACCGACACGTTCGAGTAGTGACTCCAACGCCCTAGCCTTTAAACGAACAATAGCCATTGCTGCCTGTTGTAAGGCCTCAATAGCTATTCCGGATTTAACATCTGTAGGCACACCACCACCAGTAACCCCACCCTGATTACCAGAAAGTTTCTCTATGGCTGCCTCTAAGTATTGTATGGTACTGAATACGGTTGGAGGTACTGCCGTTCCCGGCACCCTGTCCAACTGACTTCCCGGTTTCTTTTTTACTTTCATACCGGGAACATTGTCTAACTTATTCCACTGGTCTGGCTTAAGTGCATTGTTATCACCAATCCACATTCCGTTAGCCATCATGATACCGTTCTCAACGATGACTGCTACCAGTTTATTTAAAAGTACCTGTAACTGCTTTAGGTCTGCAAGTTCACTGTCACCCCATGCACTGTCCGGATTACGGTGCCAGTCCATGAAGTCAACCGGATATCTTTGGTCCCAGTATGGGTTGGCCTCATCGACCACCCTAGCCCCACCTGCAAGAATGATGTGCCTTCCACCCGGGTACTTCAACTTCCCACCCTCTAGGGTACGATCTTGTATCCAGTACTCTTTTAGTGTGGACCGTCCAATGGCACCAGTTGTCTTGCCATTCCTCATTCTGTGTACAACCTTCTTGATTATCCTACCCTTCCTATCAAAGTTCTTACGCTCTGGGGTAAAGAAATCAAATGGTGCATCATCCTGTATCTGATCTGCATATTCTTGGTATGTGTACTTGAGGAGTGACTGTGGCTTGATGTCCTCGATGCGTAGGTACTCACACTTATCAACGTAGTGTGGGGACGTGCATGCCGGGTCAAAGTTCAAGTTGCGTGGGTCTATCATTTCGAATAAGCTATCACCCTTACCGTTCCACAACATCTTGTTGTATGTGGTATTGGTTCCCACCCCACCAAACAGTTCACAAAAGAACACTGTGTCGGTGAGTGTCATGTCTAACGAGTGCTCCATCCACTTGCTAGCTATGATATCTTCCAGTGCTGTTGCCACCCTTTGGAGTGGGTCATAGAATGGAAGTATAGTCATGAATGGTTTGGTGTCAGTCATCTGTGATGTCTTCCTCTCTATTGCTTGTCGGAGGAAGTTAAGAACGGGAGAGACCTTATGGTTAGGCCTTTCGTTCTTCCAGTGTGTTTTACCTCTGTAGAAATCTGGTATCTCTTTCCAGTCACCGGACACGTACTTCTCTTTGTAGTCGTCCATCTCCTTGTCGATACCAGTTAGAAACTTATTTACGGATACTTCGTCTGTCCCAATGTCTTCGGGCATTTACAGTCCTCCGTTTCTCATCTGTTCATCCTCGTACTGCTCACGCTCCTTGTCTTCCTCTGTCTTATCGTCCCAGATAGTTTCATCTGGATGGATAACACCAGACTCATTTCTCTCACGATCATACTTGGCACAAAGGTTAGAACAGTACTTCTGTTTTCTTCGAGAGTTCTTGATCTTTTTGTTACAGTATTCACAGAATATCTCATCTGTAAACCCTACTACTCCACGCTCCCACTCTGGCTCGAAGTCCGGATTAGCGAAGTCTGATTCCTTTGACAGTCTATTGAGGATGGCTAGGATGTACACACCAATGTTCTCACACCTAAACTCCTTGCACGCCTCATGGTACTCATGTGCAAAGGCAGGTTCTAGACACGACAATATCTGTTCAGCACCCTCATTGATAAGGGCTTTCTTTTCTAGGGAGAAGATTCTACGTCTTTCCTCTTCCTGTTTTTCCACTTCCGATATAACTTTGATATCCCCTTCCCCAACAACTTCGAGCCCCTGATCGCCAACGACAGTATCAGTGCCTGTACCTGTGGGTTCAATAGTATCGCCTTCTGTCTCTTGTTCATTGTATTGTCCTGCGTTAGTTATGGTTTCGTCTATGATTGTTTTGCGTGCCTTGCCCATACCACCAGTAGGTTTGGTATCTACGGGTGGTTCTACTATGGGTGGTTGTGGATCGAAAAAATCATCCTTCACGTTCTTCTGAGACGTTCTTGGTTTAGCTATTGTTGCCATTAAGCCTCCTAGCCTGCCCTCGTTATTACTAAAGAATACTCGTTATACCATCATCTTACTCTGTCTACTACAAGCATACCAAATGGATTCATTAAAAACCGACTCAGATAGTACACCCTCCAATATAAGTTCCTTAACAAAGTTCTTGGATAGTACATCTGGATACATGGACATGGCAATTTTGATGTGATCATCTGCCTGCTTGAAGTCACCCAACTCCCTGTAAAACATACCCTTTATAAACTCAACAGTTGCAGCCGAGCAGTTTACGTCACCTGCTTGGTTGGGGTCCCATTCGTAAGTATCTAATAAATCTGCTATTAATGGGTGTGTCATGTTCCCCGAACTTGCGTTTACGAGTATGTTGAATACTATAAGGTTTGATGTGTGCTTATTGGACCTTATGGTCCCTATACTATTATTAACGTTTGTGGATTCAAAAAGGTCTAAAATTATTTCTTTTATTTTAAAAAATGTTCTATCGTGCTCTGCATACCTATCCCTTATGAATGCGAGGGTCTTAATAGGTTCGTTGTTAGTTGTTATGTTCCCTTCACCTTTCTTTAGTATTAACATCATGCAGCCACAGTGTCCCTCGTATGACAAGTCAACAATACCAAGTCCAACCTTCTTACAGAGCTCATCAAAAGACCCTATTGTAAACGTGTAGTTATGTGCACTGGACAGAAAGCTACCCACATATCCATTGCTGTATGGCCTGTCTGCACTCGGCAACTCCACCAACATGTAACCATCGTCTTTCATGAAAGTAATAGCCTTTTCAAGTGCTTGCGTTGGTGAGTACATATGCTCCAACGTGTTACGCATACACACTATATCAAACTTGGAGTCCCCTGATAAATCCATAAAATCACCAACATACACGTTCTGAGATAGCAACTTGTATGCCATCTCTGCACCCCGGACATCCTGATCTATACCATAGACCTCCATCCCCTTGCTCTCCATGCACTTCATGAACATGCCATCCCCGGCCCCGACATCCAACATGGTAGACCCCCTGACCTTCAACTTACTCTCGAGCCAGTCACCTATGATGATGGACGATATCATGGTATAAACCACAGACTGTCTGGATATGGTTTCGTTCCAACCCGGACGATACAATGGTGTGTAGTCCTCCCGATAGAACTTATCCATGGAATCCTTGGTGAAGGATGGTGACTTATATACCAGTCCACACTGCCTGCAGAATACATCACGGTTCTGAACTATGTCATCACCGTCCGGTATAACAATGTGTTGGTTATCCCTTCTGGAAACATAAAGCTCCTCTGAGTCCGTTGAGCCACAGACATCACATGATCTTTCTTCTAACTCGTATTTCTTTTTCATTGTGTTCTCCTATAGGTCTTGCCAGTTTTTGGTTTCGCTATTACCAGATGGGTGTTCGTCCCAGTACGTGTCGTATAGTAACTTATCCTTCTTGCCACCCTCGGGAATCTTTTCCTTCTCTCCTACTGGTTGCTGTACTCCTGCCTTACTCATGTCATTGTCTGCGTACTCCTGCTCTATTGCCTTCAACACAATCAGGAAGGACATAACCCTGTCGTCCTTTCCGTTACCGTATGCTGCAGCACCACTGCCACCAGAGTCCCTAACGAACATGATCATTTCCATAACCAGTTCACGGCTATGAATTATTACCATCTTATTGTTAACCACGTATCTGCCTAGGGTTAGCATGGATGGTTTGGTGGATGGGTTAGTGTTCCACCCGTACTTATTTAGGTACGTCTTTGTTATGGCATCTAACTGTGTCCTCCTCAGTATGTTTGGATAGTCATTCCTTATCATGGCACCTAGCACTGCGTGACCATATCCAAATATTTCCGGTGCAGCTAGGGCATAGTTATAAAACTTACCTATTACCTGTGCGATCTTTGCCAACTCATCGGCATCACACTTACCATGCCACTCACAGCACTGCTCTCCCCACTCGTTCTTCTCAGTGTTGCCAACCTCGAACACCTGTATACATGCATTGTCTGTTGCCCCGGGCTCACCACTGGCAGCATCTATTGCCATTGCGTACTCCTTGCCCTTCTCTGGATACTTCCATAACCTGCAGTCACCGTCATGGTCCTTACGTAGTGTACCGTTATACACAGTGAACCTTGCCAGTTCATCGCTACATTGATCATAGTATAGTTTCAGTACTGTCCTACTGAACACGCTCTTGCCAGATACTATGAACGCCTCCCTATCATCAGAAGGATACTGTTCGTGAAAGTTCTCCAAGCCCGACTTAGAATCCCCCCCGTGTTCACCGAGGAAGGATATCTGGAAACGCCTCCAATTGAGTTGTTCATATGTTGCCTTATGTCTCTCTTGCAGTTCTCGCTCTTCAAGGTCCATAGTGTCACGAAACTCTGTTCTCTCTTCTTTGTTGATAAACGGTTTGACGTATCCTTCATGTTGTAACCATGAGTAGAACAGGGGCTTGAACACACTCTTCCCTGCCTTTGCTCTTTGCCACTCTTCATAAAACGGTCCTCCGTGTCCGGTCATTCCGTTGGCAGTACTCTCAATAACCACGAATGTCCCGGGTTCGTTAAAGGCAGTTGGTATAACACCCTTCCGTACACCCTCTGCATCACGATACATTGCGTACTCTGAGAAGTGAATGAAGTGGTTACCAGTTCCCAGTCCTGCTTTGTTTGTGCAACTAACTGTTTTAATAGAAGATTTAAGTCCATAGTTAACTCCCCCCTCTGCCATTATTTTAGTCTTGGGATAGTCGAACACCATCTTCTGTACGTTCTTTAACTTGGTTGCAGGTTTCAATCCTTCGGGTAGGTACTCGTAGAATGTCTGTGACATCTGGTGAATATAACCACAACCGTCATCGTCTGCTGCTATGGTGATGGCCTGTCTATGGGACTGGGTATGACACCCGTGAAACATCCTACCCTGCACGTATGTTGATACACCGTGTCTCCTTGCCTTTAAACATATAAGACGTACTGGCTCTCCCCTCTTTACACACCTCTCCCACTCAGCATCTATCTGCCTCTGTACATACCTAGACTTAAAGTCAAATCTCTCCAAGCCTTTACCAGTCTGTATCTTAAGCAGCATACTAGAATAGTAGTGGAAGTCCCTCATCCTAGATAAATCAAATTTCATCTCGTAGTACCTTTGCTATTAGTTCGACAAAGTGTTCCCTGTCTTGGTGTACTTCAAATACTTTTACCATGTCCCTAATGAATTGGTACTTACCTTCAACTGTGCTCATGTTACGCTTGGTGTACATTATCTCTATGAACACCTGTAGCATATCCATTTCCTCTGGCACCGGATTGGCACAACTGAAGAATGTATCTGGGTCATCATCAACTCTGATACATGTAACACTGTTGAACTTTTGCTTGATAAGGTTTTCGTACGATCTGCACATACCATCCTCTCCTGCATCGTCACCATCAAATGCAAGTATGACATTGGTAGCGTGCTTACGTATTTCAATTGCCTGTTGCTCTGATATAAGTGAACCCATGACACCAACGGTGTTCTGCATTCCAACCTGATGCATACGCATTACATCAAAGTTACCCTCTACGATATAGAGTGTATGACCCCGTGACGGAATGTACCCTCGGGCCACGTCAAGTCCGAATAGAAAGTTCGACTTATTATAAAACTCCGTGTTGGGACTATTGACATATTTCTTTCCCCCCTCATAGTTATCGTGAGTGGTCCGTGTTTGGAAACCATATACTTCACCGTTCTCGTTACAGATGGGGAAAATAATTCTCTCGGTAGTAGTGCTGCCAAGTCTAAAAGTTGCAATGGTCTCATCGGTAAATCCTCTGGCACGTAAGTAGGTAATTACTGGGTTGTCCCCCTGCTTGAAGTACATGTTTGTAAGATAGCACCTAAGCATATTCTCATTGGGTGATGAAGTCTTCGTCATCAATCTCTACCTCCCCGTTCTCTGTTAGCACCTGTTCATATGACTTACTGACTTCCTTCTTCTTTACGTCTTTAGTTCCAACAAATGTACGTAGTGCTATAGCAACCCCAACCCTTATCTCATCGTCAATGCCAACACCACTGATCATACGGTTTGCCTGATTAATAACTTCCTCACACTGATCTGGACTCAGTTTATCCCACACCCTAAGCATGTAGTCCAATGATCTCTTTCTAACTTTCTCATCGTAACCACCATACATCATCCTGAGGACTTTCTCTATCCGGTAGTTCTCGGTATCCTCGATCATACTCTTGAGTATACCCTTTGAATACCCATCCTTGTCTTTGTTGAGTTCAACCTTTGGAACCTCACTACCGGACTGCATCACCACATACTCATCCCTTGTTGTCACCCTCACTGGAATGCTTATAGACCTTATCTGTTTCACTTGACACGTCTTGCACAGATAGTCCGACTTCTTCTTTTTGGAGCGAGTCCAAACTTCTTTCGTAAGTTCCGTCTGACAAACACGGCAGAGCTTTGGGGTTTTTTTTGTCTTCATAGTACATCTCCCTCGTTCCATTAAACACTAGGTCATACAGCAATTCAAGTCCGTACCACATCTCATACAGCTTTAACAACTTGGTTGCCATCAGTTCGTTCCCGGTATACTGTGCATTACAAGCACGTAGTATGTTGTCCCTTCCCATCAACCAAGACTGCATGACGTGCATCATGGTGTACCAACAGTTAGAGTCATTGAACACATCCTTCTTATCGTCCTCTATAACCTTAACCCCACCGTGATACTGTTCTGATGACAATCCATTGTTTGATAAGTCCTCCATCATCCCGACAATTACTTTCTTGATACCATAAATCTTATCCATTGCCTGTGATAGATATTTATAACCATCGTCTATCCTAGCCTTGATTATTCCCTTATCACGTGCAACCTCCTCATCGGTTGGCTTTGGCATGTACTCATCAAGTCTTTGCTTGATAGGCTTTTCACTCTTATTGGGAAGGTAGTCGAGAACATCCTGCAGGGTCATGACGTGTGCACCCTCAATCCTAGCACCACCCTCCGTTGCGTTGATACATATGGTCTCTGGAAATTTTGCTATGTCATACTCGAAACGTTTCCTCATTCCAACCCACGTATCCAGTGTCTGCATTTCTTTTCCGTCATTGCCCATACACTTAACCTTCTGCTGTATGAGTGGTGACTTCTTCAATCCCTCGCTAGCGTGTGTTGCACCCTTTACGTGGGTCTGTCCGTCATTGGCAAAGGCTAAGTCCTGACCTGCCAGTATGATTGGATTGCACCCCATATACAGTGCTATAACGTAAGCCATATTCGTAACCGACTTACCAGTATTGAGAAGTCCCTTGTCCACACCAAGCCAACGGAAGTGGGCAAAGTCTCTGTACATCATGGTGTACTTTCCCTTCCAGTTCTCGTACACGTCTGGCCTTACCACCGGACACGCACAAAGGAAAGTATCTTTCAGTGGTCCCCAGTCATCTTTATCTATCTGGGCAAAGTGTCTGTGTGTGGTAGGACTTCTTTCCAGTGAAGTAACCATATCAGGTACAATGGGTTCACCTTCCCCGTCAGCGTTAACATACTTCATAAAGGTATTCATCGATGCATCTGCAGCAAAGAACACTGCCTTGTCCTTGAACTCCTTCAGTAGATGAATGTTCTTATTGAGTGATGGACCAGTGGCAACTATTAATGCAGGCATGTCTTTGAACTTATCCTTACAGGATATTATTCCCGGGCTCTCTGCTATTAGGTCGGTGTTCTGTAACATGTGGTCCATACCAAGCCACGAGTCCTCTGGGTCGTTACCAAACGATGCCTTAATGTCATAGCACACACGTGATATGTCTGCAATGATTGGCTTGTAGTATTGCTTATTGAACCGTATAAGCACTGGATGCTCAACCATGTTAAACGTTGTGAACACGCTACCAGAGTTATGGTGCATGATATCAAACAGACAGTTGTACATGTGCATGTTTGGAACACCAATAAGAAAGTGAACGTTGGGAAGATCGAATACTGTCATCATCATTGGATTGGTTTCATCTCCCAACCATATTGTCTTGGTCTCCAAAAACTTTTTAAATAGCTGCTCATTGTTCTCGATGACAATGAATTGTGCCTGAGGATTGTTGTACCTGTTGAACAGTGCCTCAAACTCATAGCCAAGACCTAGTCCGAACATAATGGTTATGTTTGCCATGTCACCCTGCTGACCAACTTCTGCACAGGCGAATGCTGCTGCCTCCCTAGATGGGTTTACCTTGTCGTGTATCAACCACTCAACACCATCTGGTGTCTTAACCGTACACGATGGCTGCTGTGAGCCGGGACTGGACTTATGAACACGAACGGTGTGATCATCCTTTAACCTACGCATACGGTCTGCCAAAGATGGGTACCTTCTTCCTAGTGCTGCCATATTAGTTTCGAACGTGCTCATACTCTCTCTCCTATAGAAATGTCTGGTGCAGTATAGTGTATCACTCTGGCATTGGTACCGTGTCTAGCCTCTAGGTACCTAATAACATTACCGAAGTCTGACAAGTTCATGGGCTTGCATTTGTCGAAGTAAAGCCTGATAGCTTGCTCAGGTACATTTTGCATACAAAAGTGTATATCTGCTGTACTTAGTTCATCCTTAAAAATTGAGTCATAGTATGCAGGTGCTATACCGTTTGGCTGTTGGAATATATAGTGGGTTCCCATTCCATCTGGTGTATCTGACATAATGATTATCGTCCCACCTGTTTTTACTATTCCATTCTTCGCTATAAGCATTGCGTTCATGCTCTGCATAAAGTCAATCTTCTTTACGCATGGCTCTAGTATGACTGCATCTGGTAGTGGGCTCTTTATCTCCACCCTATAAAAGTCTCTGGTGCGATCTACCCAGTTATAAAAATCATAGTCATCAACTGCAACGCACACATCATTTATTCCACAGTCACCATAGCTAGCACCAACGTAACAGTCTATGATACGTTTCCCTGCATCAACCACCAGTCTAGTAGATGTTTCCCTTCCGTTAGCGTGAAAGGACTCAACAGCACACCAATGGGAAAGTCCCGGCAGTATTAGTTTTCCACCACCACTCATGCCAACGTGGTTATGTGGTAAGGGATTGCTAAATGCAATAACATACTTTTGGTAAGCTGCGTTAATTAGCCAGTCATCATTTTGAAAGGGATGGTTCTGATAGATGATGCAATCGTCTACTCCTGCACCAACCTTACGTCTTATCTCACCAATCGTACTGGGCCTGTGCATACCGTTAGCAACTACCATGTCCACACTAATGCTGCGTTATTTGAGCAGTCGATA